CGTGTCGAGGGTGAACCCGTACTCAATGACGGCCAACGCGCCGTCACTTTGCGGAACGCCCGCCGTCACATTGTCGCCCAACACGGTTGTCCCGAGGTCCAAAAATTCCGTGTTCGCGGATTGCTCAACGAAAAAATCAATGTCGGCGTCATCGGAGTTGTTGCCCACCCCGACGACGAGTTCCTCGACGCGGTCCTCGGGTGCGGGTAACGGTGTTCCCGACACGTTCGCGCCCGTGTGGTCGTAGTCCACAAATGCCACGGTGTGGAAAATGTTGTCCAACTCGGGGAACGTTTGTCGGACCGTCCCATTGCGGGTGACCACGATTCGGTCCACGGTGCATGTGACGCCGTTGTACGATGACGAGTTGTTGGGCAACGGGACCGTCATGAAATCAAAATCGTGGGCCACGTCGTCCTGTTGCGTTTGGTTGACCCTGTATTCGAATTCGTTGTTGTCCGTTGCGCGGATGTGCAATCCCCCCACGCGCGCCCACCCGTCCCCATCCTCAACGACTTCCGCCGCGGGTGTCGAATGAGTCCACGGGACAATGATGTCGTAAAACTTTTCCTCCGTGGTCCATTGAGGGTTCGGGACGTGGACGGTGTTGAACGACAAATTGGGGTCGGTGAAATCACCGTTGAATCCCGTGGGCATGTCAATTGCCGTTTGTTGCGAGGTGTCCACGTTGTATTCGCTCGAATAGTACAGGTTCCCCACCTTCAATTTGAGGCGGACGATGATTCGCGCGCCGATGCGGTCCGTTCCGTGGTTGTTGTACGCCGCCCCTCCAATGGTTGCCCCAAATTCCTTGACGAGGTCACCCGACAAATACCGACCGCGAACGTTCAGGGTGTCCCCCTCCGAAACGGTCATGTCGTTGTTGGCGAACGTTTTGTTTCCGCCACCGCTGTTTGGATAGTCCAAATAGAAACTCCGAGGCGACCCAAACGCGGAACGTTGGCCCGCGTCCGTCAATTGGATGGTGGCCCGCTTGACGGGCAACAAATACGAGTTGGTCCAACCATCACCCAAGGCGTGGTCGGCTTCGAGGTCCTTTTCGAAATTGACCGTGGACGAAACCCCAACGTCCAAGTTTATCCCCCCAATCATTTGGGTGTCGAGGTTTAACGACGCGCAATTGCTCCGTGTGTACGAAACCACATTGAGCGAATGCGACCAATTCAACGCGTTGATCGGCATGAACCAAAACCGCCCACGCGACAAAAGGAACCGCCCACCAAACGCCGTGGCGATGTGTTCCAACACGTCACCGCATGAATTGAAGTTCAACGGGTAATGGGCGCGCCGTCCAAAATCGTCCTCCTTTGGTTCCTTCTTTTCGTAAAACGCCGCGGTACTCACCACGGTCCTTTCGAGGGCCGCGAATGGGTAAACATCACCCGCGTTGGTTGGACTCCATTGGAGGGTGTTGGTGGCGTGTCCTTCGTTGAACAAATCAACGACCTCCGAAAACTGTTTGTCGTTTGCCAACCAAAAATCCGAGGTGGGGATACTGTTGATGCACTTGGCCACACAATTGGCCAACGACGTGGTCGTCAACCACGGCCCGCCATTGTGGGCGAATTCGATGTTGTTGAGGCGGCGCAATCCACATGACGCCTTTAATGTGACGAGGTACGGTCGGTCTTTGGTTTCGTACTCGATGGCCTCATGGTTGAGGATGCCCACCCACCACGGGTTCCAATACGGCCCCCCGTTGTCGTAGTAAACCGCCAAACCGAAACGGTCGTCATCGGATGTTTTGATGACGTCCACCAACGGTTCCATCGGCGCGGTTCGAATGGCCAATGTCACCTCACATGAGGACGGCACGATTGACCCGCCAACGTGGTCCGTTGGACCGTCCCATGACAACGTGAACCCATTTTCGGCCAACTCGACCTCATGGATTCCCGTGGGGAAAAAATTGAATTCAGCGGCGGCGGGGTTCGATGTGTCGTGGTCGATGACTTCGACCCGCCATTTGCGGCCTTGGGCATCGAAAAACTCGGCGAAATATCGCGCCCGCCAATTGCCCGTGGCGGTTGAGGGATGTTGAATCGGCATCAGCGGCCACGGTTTCGTTTTGCGCGTTCATGGGCCAACACGATGTCGTGTCCTTGGATTTTGCCCGTGACGTTCATGTTTTGATTGGTTTGGGCGACCTGACCGAGGAACGCGCCCATTCGTTCCATTGGGATGATGGCTTCGCGTCCCGAGGGGTTGTCACCGATGAGGGCGAGTTGGGGACCGAGGGTCATTCCACCCGTTTTGAGTTTGGGAACCGACGCCAACAACGCGGCGATTTGTGCTTTGAATGTGGCCGCCTTTGCCGCGCCTGAAATGCCACCCGTGGCGACGTTGTCAGGTGTTGGGCTGAACGCCAACATGACCGCGTTGGCGATGGCCCCTTTGACGGCGTTGAGGATGATGTTTTTGAAAATGCCCGCGACGGCTTGACCAAACGATTGTCCCTCCCCTGTTGCGGCGGCAAATCCCGCGCCGATGATGTCGGCGGCAACTTGGCCCGCATCCGCGGCGGTGAACAACTCATTGGCCGTTTCGGTGGCCGCCTCCGTGTTCGTTCCCAACAACTCACGCAACGCCACCATTTTTTCGTTGAGGACGTCGAATTGTTCCGTGTTAATGAATTCAGGATTGGCCAACAACGAATTGGTCAAAAACGATTCGAGTTCGGCGAGGGTCCGTTTGGCCAACTCCATGTCGTCAATGATTCCCAACCCTTTTTGTGTTTGGAGGGTGGCGACGGCGTCATTGAAATCCTCGGCCAACTGTTCCGATGTGGTCTTGGTCGTTTCGGCGAACTGTTGCATTCGCAACACCAACCCCGTCAACGTTTCATCGGCATTGGCGAAATCCGCCTCGACAATTTCTTTGATCGCCGATTCAATCGCGCCAAACTTTTCCGAATCGAAGTTTTCCCCGAACAACGTTTCCAACTCCCCAAGGTCGGTGAGTTGTTTTTCGAGGTCGGTGATGACGTCGGCGAGGGTCTTGGGGACCTCGACATCGCCGCCGATGAGCGAACCCACATCCACCGACGAACCGTCCCCAGTATCCAACGCCTCATTGAGGGCCGATTGTAGGTCGTCACGTTTGGCCTCCAACCCCGAACGGTACTCGGCGACCGTGGCGTCCACCACCTTTTGGAGGTTGGATTGTACAAATGCGATGGCATCGTCACCGAACAAACCTTGTTGAATGGCTTGGGCGGTGAGGATGTTGATTTGGGTTTGGAGTTTGTTTCCGAGTTCCTTTTTGAGCAACGGCGACAACTCATCGCCGATTTTGCCAATGTCCTTGACCCTGAAACCTGTTTGGTCCAACTCGACGGACACTTTGGATGACACCGCCGTGGTGTTGAACCTGTCCAACTGGGCGTTGATTTGCGACACCCCATCCCTCAATTCCTTGATGGACGCCGTGTTGACGTCGAGGTTGAGGGCGTTTCGCAACAACCCAATTTGTTTGGCGATTTCAAGGTTGGCCGCGCGTGTTTGTTCGGCCAAATCCCTTTCCTCGTCCGACATGCGCCCCATGTTCGAAATGAACGGGATGGCGAGGGCGGTGACCGCGGTGATGGCGGTGACCAACAACCCAAGCGGATTGGCCCGAACCGCACGTGTCAAGGTCCTCACAACGACGGCCATTCGTTTGAACCTCATGGACGCCGTGAACCCACGGGCCGCGACGAGGGAAAACGCCTTGGACAAATTCAAAACCACACGCGTGACACCACCTCCAATGGAGGCGACGGGGCCGATGGCGGCAACGAACGCGGCGGCCTTGACAATGCTTTTTTGGGTTTCCCGTGACATGTTCCCAAACGATTGGGCCATGTCCGTGATTTTGTTGATGATGTCGAGGACAACAGGCGCGAGGGCGTTTCCGATTTGGATTTGTGCGCCTTCAAGCGCGGAACGCATGGCGGCAATCCCACCCGACGCCGAATCGTCCATTTCGGCGGCCATGTTTTTGGCGCGCCCTTCCGCCGTTTTCAGTTCGACCCCCAGTTCCCCGAGGGCGTCGGTGTTCTTTCCAAAGATTGGCGACAAAATCGCCGCGCGTTTCCCAAGGATGTTGATGGCGTCGGCGTACGACACCGAACCGTTGATGATCCCCGTGAACGTTTCTTTGACGTCAACCCCCGAGGCGGCCAACTCGGAAAACGCCATTTTGAGTTTGGTTCCCGCGTCGGTTCCCTCGATGCCATTGTTGGCGAGGACACCCAACAACGCGGTCGTTTCCTCCAAGCTGAACCCAAATTCCTTGGCAACTGGGGCCACGTTGCCCATCGACCCCGCGAATTTTTCGAGGTCCAAGGCGGACGCACCAAACGCGGTGGCCATGACGTCCGCAACCTTTCCCGCATCCTCGGCATCCAACCCAAATTGGTTGATGGTTTTGACCACCGTTTCGGCGGTCGGCCCGAGGTCGTTTCCAAACGCTTGGGCCAATGCCAACGTGGAATCGGTCGCCTTGACGATTTCGTCGGCGGACAACCCCAATTTGGCCATTTCCAATTGGAGTTCGGACACGCTTGACGCGCTGAACACCGTGGATTTCCCAAGGTCCAACGCGTTTTTTTCGAGTTTGTCAAACTCCGCACCCGTGGCCCCTGACACGGCTTTCACCTTTTTCATCGCCAATTCAAAATCGGCGGCCACCTTGAACGATGACGCGCCGATTGCGGCGAGGGGTGCGGTGAGGCCAATGGACAATCCGCGGCCAACCTGCGACAATGATGTTGACGTCGCTTTGAGTTTGCGTTGGGCCGACGTCAAGCCCCGTTCAAATTTGTCGGCTTTTAGTCCGAGGACAACGCTGAGGAGGGATTGACGCGCCATTGTGCGATGAGGTTTTTTTGTTCTTCGGTCACTTCATTTGAACCCGTTGTTGTGGTGTCGTCGTCGTCCCTGTATGGGGTGAAATCCGCGGGTTCAAACGGAGTTGGACGGCGTTTTGGGTCACGGTTGGCGTTGGCCATCAATGCCATCACGCTTGACGTGTGGTTCCACATCATGCGGTCGCGGTCGATCACCCCTTTGTTGAAGGCGAAAAACTCGAAAAACGTGAACGACCAAAACTCATTGGGGCGCAACCCGAGGGCCAACCCGTGGCGGTACAAATCCGCCCATGTTTGGAGGGTTGAGGGGGCGGAATCACTCCCACCCCCTCCCGTCAGTTTCCCGACTTTGCGTCCGTTGATGCGGTCCCGAGGGACGTTCCAATGGCGTCGGACAATTGGGCGAACTGTTCCATGTCCGCACACACGACCGCGGCGAGGCGGTCGAATGAAATGTCAGGACGTGGGGTTCCCGCGAAATCCGCGGCGTTCATCATGCCCCAAAACACCACCGTCGGCACAAACTCCAATGGGTTGGCGTTGACGAACTCATCGAGGGCGGCCAATTCCATGTCCCGCGCCTGACACATGAGGCGAAACGCGTTCATGTTCAACAACACGTCGTGGGTGTCATCCCCAATTTGGACCGTGGTTTGGCCCCTCAAATTGTTCGCCATGCTCATCAAGTGAATTGACCCGTGGTCATGTTGTCACAATCGAACGACACGTTGAATGACGTGGAATCGTTCAACGGTGCGGATTCCTCAAATGAGGTGATGAACGCGTCAACTTGGACGTATGGGTCACCGCTGACACCCGACCCGTAACGGAGGGTCAATTGGGTTTTGTTTTTTGCGGCGGCGAAAAGTTCGGTTCGCCCGTGGTTGTCGTAGGCGGTCAAACCTTCGATGGTCATGTTGACGGACTGTTGCCCAGGCAACACGGACCGCGCGCCGTCGTTGTCTTTGCAAACCGTTTCAATCATTTCGTTGGTGATGCTCAACGACGCATTGGTCCCGCATGCAATGAGCGAATAGGCGGGTGTGGGTGTCGCCCCATCGGAAATGTAAATCCCGACGAGGTTTCCCTTTACTGTTCCTGTTGTGGCCATGTTTTATTTGTTGGAGTTGGTTGGACGTTTCCGTGTGGACCGCTTTTTGGCGGCCTTCTTTTTGTCGCATTCCTCACACGGTTCGTTTTTGTCCTCACACGGACACGGACGTGACGGTGGCGGATCGGTGACGGTCGGGTGGTGAATGGCGACGCCCGCGTCAATGAGTTCATGTCCCAACTTGGCGTCAACCAAAATGGTGTGGCCTACTGGCCACGAACGTCCTTCAACGGGTGCGATTGTTTGGATTTTCACAACGCCAAAAATCCCGCCTCAATGACGGGATGACGTTGACGTTGTCAAGTTCCTTGGGTTACGTGTGCGCGCCTTGGGCGGTGCGTTTCACCGTCACCACGAATTCGGCGATGGTGATGAATGTTTCGTCCTCCGATGACATGCCCGTTTCGAGGTCATCAAATCGGATGTCCACGTCCTCACCGTTGACGACACCCACGTATTTGTCCAACTCGTCGCGGACGTATCCCGAAATCACAAACGATTCCCGTGGGTTGTCGGCGTACGTGGCCACCTGAATGGTGACAAAATCCAACCCCGAGGATTTGTCCTTGGTTTCCGACGTTTTCACGTCGATGAGGTCCACCGTGATGGCGGGCAATCCTGAACCCTGTTTCCGTTGGATTGGGAAAATGTTGTCGGTCCCAACGGTGTTTCCAATGGCGAGGTCGTTTTTGAGGATGGTGACAATCTCTCCAATCATGTCGTGACGGCTTTGTTGATGTGGTCAAAAATTTTGCGTTCCGCCTCACCCCGCTTGGCTTGGAATGCGCGGTCGATGAATCCGACGCCTTTGACACCACGCCGTGTGATGGACTTGACGCGGATGTTTCCACCGCCCGCCACGAACACGGAAAACAACCCACGTTTGGCGGTGTACGTTCCGCCACGTGAACCCAACTCGACGATGTGCGCGTACGGTGCGCCCTTCTTTCCTCCCCTCGGTCCCACCACGACCGTTTCACCCACGGCGCGGTTTTTCTTTCCCCGTCGTGTGACGATGCTTTTGTGGAGGCGGCCCGACTGTTTGGGGGCCAATTTTTTCATTTCCCGTTTGATCGGCGGCGCGCCCTTTTTCAAAACCTTGACGGCCTCTTTGCGGCCCAACTTGGCCTCCAACCGTTTGAGCCGTTGCGACAACTGTTCCACCCCTTCAATTCGAATGTCACTCATCGTTGTCGCGTTTGGTGGTGATGAGGCGCAAACCACACCCGCGTCCAATGGTTTCGATGGACTCGATGTCGTAAAACCCGCCCGCGTACTGGATGCGGTCGGTGACGCTCACGTTACGGTTGGGGCGGATTGAAAAAAACACGCGGTCAACATTGACGCGTTGTTGTGCGGACTGGGTTTCCCTCCCACTCCGAAAATTCACGGACGCCCAAAAGTTCCCGACGGTCGCGTACGACACCACGGGGTGGTTCCATGCGTCCACCGTGTTTTGGCGACGTTGGATTGTGATTCGTTTGTCGAGGCGTCCGATGTTCATGCGAATGATTTGAGGCGGTACGGTTCCATCAAATACCGTGACGCCAACGGGGTGGCGTGGGTTTTGTGTTGCCCGACATCCTGTCGGTTTTCGTACAAATGGCCGATGATGAGCAACATGGCGGCAACGAGGGCGTCGGGCCTGTCGGCTTGGGTGTGGCCAACGGTGACGTCGATTCGAACGGCGTTCAAACTGTCGGATTCCACGTCACTTGGCGTGTCCAACATCCTCAACCGCGCGGGGTATCCTTTGCCCTCCAACACGTATTTGTCAAGGTCCACGACTGTTTGTCGTCCCGCGGTGTCGAGGTACGTGACACCCTCGGCGGAATTTGAATTCCTCAACGCGAGGTTTGGCCCCGCGTGGAGGTTCATGAACTCATGGAAATCGTCGAAGTAAAACGACCCCTCGACCTGTTGGAGGAATCGTCCCGTGTATCCCTCAACCACATTTTGGGCCACGCCGATCAACGTTTCAATCAAACTTTCGTCGTCCGAATGTTCGACCCTCAAATGGGCTTTGGCTTGAATCAATGACACCACGTTGGTGGCGGTGGGGAATGTGGTTTGTTCGAATTTCATGAGGGGGTTGGGTTGTGAAAAAAGGGACCGACCCATTGTCGGCCCCCTTTCTCAATTTCATGGTTGAATCATGCCACCATGTTGGTGGTCATGTGGTGGGATTAGTACGTCGTGTCCTGTGCCAATCCCGCGGCAATTGCACCCGAACCAACGCGGCGGATGTTGCCGTCCATGTAACCATCGGCGATGACACGGACCACCCCTTTGAGGGCCTCGGTGTACACGTCAACATTGATGGAAAGCCCCGCCCACGTACACATGAAAATGTCGGAGGCGTCAACACACATGATTGGCGACGCGGTCACCGTGTCGGCGGTGTCGGTGTCCCCAAAGTATTCGAGGGTTTCAAACGACGCGTTTTTCACGTTGGTGGTCACAAATGCGGGGTGTCCCAACAGTTGTTCACCCGCGGCGGCTTGAATCATACCACCCGCGTCGGCGGTTTGACCCAACAGGTGGCCGTAAATCTCGGGCGCGAGGAAAAACGCACGGTTAAGGTCGTCGGGGTTGCCTGCGAGGTACACACCCATCAAACGGGCGACATCGCTGAAATCGGTGGCCAATCCCGCCGTGTTCGTGCCGTTGCTTCGGCCCGTTGAGTGACGGTCCGCGGCTTGCAAACGCGTCAGAATTCTCCCCAACACGTGTTCGTCAAACTTGGACGCGATGGCGTTTCCAAGGTCACGTCCGAACAAATCATCCAATTGGCCGTTGGCCGAATACATGAGGTGTTTGGACACATCAACCGCACCCGCAAAACGGGTTGGTTTCAACGTTACGGATTGGAACGCGGACGTTCCCACGCTGATTTCGTCACCTTCGTTGGCGTCGCCGTTGCCGCCGTCGGACACCACGGAATTCCCTGGCATCGTCGGCAACTTGACATCACCCGCAAAACCACTCAATTGGGTGGCCCCTGCTTGGGCGACAACGCTTTTTCCCTGCAAGCTCAACGCGGCTTCCAATGCGTTTTCCTGAACCATCCCATTCGAGTTGGTGGAATTGGTGATGTTGGCGTCCCCGTCGTTCACGCCGTACGCGGTACGCTTTCCCCAACTCAACGCGGCGGGGATGTTGAATTCACCACGGAGTGAAATTCCGCTTTCGTTGGCCTCTTTGCGGGCCTCTTGGTCCATTTCACGCAACACGCCTTCAAGCGGGCGACCCTGCGCGAGTGAACGGATGCCCTCGGTGAGTGAAAAACGCTTGGCGATTTCACCCATTTCGCGTTCCTCGGACTTGGATGAACTCATGTCCACGGCGACGGCCTTTTTGGTGGCCTTCTTTGTGAACACGGCCTCATTGTTTTTGGCCCGTTGGATCGCGTCATCGAGGTCCACGATTTTGGCGTGGATTTCATCTTGGCGTTCATTCTCCGTGTCGGTGAAATCACGCTCGTCGGATGCGACGGTGTCGAGGATGTTTTCGAGTTCCTCGACCAACGCGCCGCGTTCCTCCATCAATTTGTTTGATGTTTTCATCGGTTTGTTTGTTTGAGTTTTGCGAGGGCGAGTTTGGACCGCCACCATTTTTTTCGGTCCGTCGTTTCCCTTTCCTCGACTTGGGTTTGTTGTTGTGTTGGTGGTGCTTTTGGAACCTCGGGCAACGACCGCGCCATGACTTCCGTGGCGGCGTTGGCGGGGTACGTGACGACGGACAAATCCGTCAACGACCCGAGGCGTGTGATGTGTCGGTGTGGTTTTCCGTCCCTTTCCTCCCACTCGTCGGATTCGACGGTGAACGCGAACGACGCTTGGTCAACGTCACCGCGTTTGATGGATTCGTGGAGGTCCTTGGCGTACGACTGGGGACCAACGGGGAATGAAAAAAACACCCCGCGGTCATCGACGCGCATTTCCAACGTCCCCTCACCGTTTTTGGAACGGGCCAATGGGAAATTGGGGTCGTGGTTGAACAACATTCGCACGTCGTCACCCATGACATTTTTGAAGGCGGAACGGTCAATGGATTCGGTGAATGGTCCCAAATCGTAATTGTCACCAAACGTGGTGGCGTAACCCTCAACCCTCGGTTCGTCCGTGGACTCGGGGTCGTTTTGTCGCGCCTCAATGATGGTTGTTCGGAATCGTCGTTCCATGATTGTTTCGGTTTACTGGTTTGAATCACCCATTTCGGTGAGTTTGTCGCCGTACGCCTCGGCGGAACCCAACGGGATTTGGTTGACCTGAACGAAATGTTGGTCACCCATTTCCCCAATGCCATTGAGGTCCTCGGCCTTTCTCACTTCGTTGATGGACATGAACCCGTGTTGGATGGCGGTGGCGTAGTATTCGCGGCGTGAATCGAGGTCGCCGCGCAACAATGACCGCATGTCAAAACGGGTGTGGAATTCACCGCGCTCACGTTCGGGGATCAACTTTCGGTCGAGTTCCATTTCGAACCGACGCGCCCACGGGATGAGGGTTTGTTGGGTGAATGCGATGAGGATTTGTTCGACGTTGTTGTACGTCGTGGCCCCGTCCGCCTGAATGAGGATTGGCGGGATGCCAAAAATTCGGGCGACCTCCTCGACCTGAAATTTGCGCGTGGCGATGAACTGGGCCTCGTCGGGTGGGATGGTGGACCGTTCAAACTTCAACCCGTGTTCCAAAATCGCCGTTTCATGGGCGTTGTGGATTCCTTGATGTTGGGCCGACCATGTGTTTTTGAGGCGGAAATACTGGTCGTCCGTCAATGATTTGTCGGTCATGAGGAACCCACCGATGTTTCCACCCGTCCCAAAAAACCGCGCGCCGTATTCCATCGCCGCGGCGGTGATGCCCAAATTTTCCATGTGGAGGCGGATGGGCGATTTGCCGCGGAAACATTCAAGGACAATGAGGTCGTCGGGGTAAAACACGAACCCCGTGTCCGTTTGGCGGAAAATGCGTTGGCCGTCCACGAACTCGGCCCGAATCATTGTCGGATCGAGGGGGTGCAAATTGGAGGCGCGCCCCGTTACCTCACCCCTTTCGATTTCCGCGTACGCGCAACCGTACATGAGGGCATCCGACAACATGCGTTCGATGAATGTGAACGACGTGTCGTCACCGTTGGGTTCGGAGTTGACGAGGACAAACGCGGGGTGTTCCTTGGCGAGGACATTTCCATCCGCGGTTTCGCGGTACAGGTTGAGGGGCAACGACGCGAGGGTGGACGAAATTTTGTTGATGGCCGCGTACACGGCGGACAATGACAACGCGCCATCCTCGGTGATGCCCACGCCCGATTTGGTGTTCCGACCAAACACACCCATGAATGGGGATTGTGGTGGGTGCGGTACGTTGTGGCGTTGTTCGGCGGTGTCGTTGCCTTTGTTGCGGCGGAACCGCGACAACAAATCGAGTTCGAAGGAAAATCGCATTGGGGCGAAATTCCCTCACCAAATACGCGGGGGCGTTGACGTCGTCAAGTTCTTCAACCCATTGGGTTTTGGTCTTTTTTTTACTTAATTGCCAACGAAAACCAAATCAAATGAAAATCGTTTTGACACTTTTTTGTGTGGGGATGCTTTCCACACTGGCATTGGACCCATGTTCGGAGTCCGACAAACACCAAGCCGAATACCTGAAAACGCAATCCGCCGTCAGTTTTGGCCTGTACATGCACAACATGGCGTTGTGTTTTGGGACGGAATCGACAATTGACATGCCTTCATGCCGCCGCGCTGAAACGCACCGCCTCAACTACTTGAAATCAATGAAACCATCGGACATGAACAAATACATGACCGAGTTGGAATACTGCATGGACAAAAACAAAAAACGCTGAACGATGGACACTTCAAAAATGCTGGCATACCAAAACGACGCTTGTAACAAAACGACAACGTGGTTGCTTTTCCTTTTCCTCGGTTGGTCATACGGATCAATGGGAAAAATCGGCCTTCAAATTCTGTACTACATCACATTTGGTGGGCTTGGCGTGTGGACCCTGTTTCGTTTGTTCACGCTCAACGGGGCCATCAAGGAATACAACCGAGGCGTCGCGGCGCGTGTGGGAATGGACAACCAAGAAATGGCCGCGTTGGGCCTCATGTGAAATGAAACACACGTACATCATCCCCGCCATTTGTTTGGCTTTGATGTCCTGCGGTGGGGCAACCAATGACACCGCAAACAATGTTGAACCCGAGGTTGTCGAGGCCCCAAAAACGGATGACGAATTGATCCGCGAAACCATCGACGCCACGTTGAACACCATGTTGAACGACCCGTCATCGTACGAATTCGTTTCCCTCGACCTACAAAAGGAATTCACCTTGGGTGAAAACATCCAATACCGTCGGGACATGTTCAACGGTTGGAGTACAACCCCACAATCGGAAAAGGATTTGTGGAATGCCGTGTTGGATTCACTTGAAACGGTCCACGCCAATGAGTTGGACCGCATCATGGGCCGAACCTACATCATGAAATACCGCGCCAACAATGCGTTTGGGGCGTTGGTCATGAATGAAACGTACGTCCAAATCGAGGGTGATTCGCCCAATTTTGAGGTCGCCAAAATGACAACGGAACGGAAAAAACTGTTTCTCAACTTGGGTGACATTCCAAATTGGACCGCCATTTACACCAATGTGAAATCGAGGTTGGACGATTAAAGGTCGGACCGTCGTTTGTTGTTCCAACGGCTCAAAACCGAGGCGAAAACCTCATGGCCGTTGTACCGTGTACGTCCGAAAATGGACATGTGGTCGTGTTCGACCGACCAATACGCGTTGGCGCGTGTTTCGTGGTGTTTGAGGCGGACAAAGTATTCGTCCACGAACCCGTCGCGGGTTGACAATTTGGGGGCCAAATCCAAAAGGCGGACAAGCTGTTTGGGGTCTTTGGGTGGGATGCTCACAATGTTCGGATGATGTAGTTGTCGGGGATGGTGTTTTGGGGGGTTGATTGTTCCGTCATGGCTTGACCGATGGCCATGACCAAGGCCACGACGCCGTCGATTTTGTCGCCGCTTTTTTCTTTGTCGGGTTTCAAATTGGATGATGGGTCCATCCTCAACACGACGTTCCCGAACATCCATCGGAGGACGGGACAACCTCCGTGATGTATTCGGCCCTCACTCATGAGGCGTTCCAATTCCTTGGTGGGTGCTGACATGCTGACAAACCCTTGGCCAAATGGGGCCATTGACATCCCGTCCGATGAAAGGTTCAACACACATTGCGATGAGTTGAAACGGTCAAACGCGATGGACTGGATGTTGTACCGTGTGGCGAGGGACTGGGCGTCGTACTTGACGCGCCCGTCCTCGACGTGGTAACCCGTGACAAACCGTCGGATTGAATCGTAGTCCGTGACGTTGCCATCGGTGATGAACACGTTGTCGAGGTTTTGGAATTGGTCGTACATGTGCGACCCCGTGGACTGGATGCGTTTTTCAACCGTGTCCGCGGGCAACCAAAACCATGACCGTGTGATGTATCCACCTTCGTGGGGCCACACCAAATTCAACGCGGTGATGTCGCCAACGGAGGCGAGGTCAAGCCCACCCCAACACGGTTGTTGGGGGTCGGGTTCGATGTCGGTGTCACCCAACATGACGATGTCGTCGGGAATCCATGTCGCCGATGACGACACCCATTCGTTCATGTGTTTGGTCCTGAAATTGACCAACATGGACCCCCCGTAGTTGCGGGCCTGTTGGAGTTCCTTGGCCAAATACGATTGGGGGATGGACACGTCCAATGACGGGTTCGCCTTGATCCACACGTCGGGGTCGGTGAAATCGTCGTCGTCGTCGAGGGTGTACACCAACGCGAACAACGAATCATCGGTTTTGATTCCCTCCAACACCTCACACGATGATTTCATCATGTTGAAACACGGTCCGTTGATGTTGAACCCTGCGGTGGTGATGATGGCGATGAGGGGGTTGGTTCGTGCGCCTGTTGCGGACTTCAACACGTTCAACAAATCGGCGTCCTTATGTGCGTGGAACTCGTCGAGGACCGCACACGACACGGACAAACCGTCGGCGGACTTGGCATCCGACGACAACGGTTCGGCGGTTGAATGCGTGGATTTGACCGTGAGGTTGTTTCGAAGTACGGTGACCCGCTTTTTGAGTGCGGGCGACGCCTTGACCATTCGGGTGGCCTCGTCATGGGCGATTTTGGCTTGGTCCCTTTTGGTGGCCGCGAACACAACCGAGGCGGCGGGTTCGTTGTCGAAATCCAACATGGCCAAACCAATCCCCGCCAACAATTGGGTTTTCCCGTTTTTGCGTCCGACCTGACAATACAGGGTCGAAAACCGCCGCGATCCGTCGTCCCATTTCCAACCGAAAATGGACGCGATGGTGAATTGTTGCCACGGCAAAAGGTGAAACGGTTGTCCCGCCCAACGGCCTTTGGTGTGGCTCAAAAACTGTTCGAAAAACTGGATGAAACGGTTGGCGTCAACCTCATCAAACCACAACCCGCGTTCATGCCCATCCACCAAATCATTGAGGTGGCGTTGGCATGCAAGGCGGACCCACTTGGACGCGACGATGGTTCCATCAACCACGTCGTGGGCGTACTGGTTCCACGGCGTCATCCCATCGCGGCGTGTTTGAGGGTTTCGTATGGGTCGGCCTTTTCGTTACGCGATGCGGCGAACGACATGAGTTTTTCGCGGTCCGCGGGCGACAACCCCAGTTTGGACGACAACGTCAACACGTTTTTGGTGGCGCGTTCAAAGGCGGTGAACATGCCCGTGATGTTGGTGGCCCCGCTTTCGAATTCTTGGACCACATCGTCAAGGCCATTGATTTGGTTGGCCGCCTCGACCATGATGTCAAGGTTTTTGGCCAACACCGACAACAACATGGCGTCCACGGGATACAACACCGACGCGTCGTTGAGGTGGTCAATGGTGAGGTCGTAAAACGTCCGCGCCGTTGGGTTGAGTTCCAACACGGGTTCGGGGAACTCACCACGGTCCACGGTGGATTGGCGCGGCATGATGTCGCGGTCGGGCCGTGTGGTTCCTTGTATGGCCTTCAATGCCTTTGATTTTGGTGGGCGTCCCATTCAGTCAAAAAAATCCTCGATGTCGAAACCACCGCCCGTTTCCTCATGGTCGATGATTTCCATTTCCAATTCGTCAATCACTTTGGCGGACACCAACTCCCACATGAGGTTGGTGATGTCCACCCCCTTGAAACGGAACCGCACAATGTCCACCGATGGTGGTGTTGCGGGTTGTCCTGACCCGTCGTTGTAGTACCTCACCTCGGGTTCGCCGTGGTCGAAACTGTACTCGACCTCGATGGGGTCCGAAACCGTGGTTTCGCCGTCAAAAAACCATTCCCACACCCTCATGACCCCCCCTCCAAAGTTTCGCGGCGGTTTACGCGGCTGGACCCGATGGTCTTCTGTTGATCGGCCACATTGATTTGGACACCCCTTCCCCCCTTGACGCGTTCCAAACCGTGTGATTCGCGCCCGCTTTTGTGGTTGTGGCATGCGTCACACAATGTTTGGAGGTTTTCGAGGGACCAAAAGGACCCACCGCGACGGACTGGGGTGATGTGGTCAACGACGCGGGCGGGGGTGACCCGCCCAACGTCGCGACAATGAACACACAATGGGGATTTGGACAACGCGATTTCACGGATGCGTTGCCACCTTCGTGTTTTGTACCTCGGTTCGTATGCGTGGGATGACCGACCCCGCGATGAGTTCGCGTCGGATTTGGACTTGGGCGTGACCCAAGGTCGTTGAGGCGGTTTCCAATTGAACGTTGGCACACACAAAAATCCGAACATTTACACCCCGATTGACGGGTTGTTGACGGGTTGGGGTACAACTCACGTTCGCGTTTGGATACACCACGCGCCCGTTCGGAACTGTTGGATGATTGTGTCGTCGGCCCCGTTTAAGCGGGGGCCGACTGTCAACGTGTGGGGGTTGTCAAGGAACCGCCGTTGTTGATGGCTTCGAAGTTCGGAACCCTGCCGACACCATCGACGCGTTGTTGATGGATTGGGGCATGACTTGACCTCACATCCCTTGGATGGTGAAACCGCCTTTGGGATTGTGGACCACGACCGAACCCGTGGGTTTGTTGTTGTCGTCGAGTTGGATGACCACGTTGAACGCCACTTGGTTTTGTCCGTTGATCATGTGGGGCAACACCTCGGTCCGTGGCAACTGGACCCAAAAACCTCCGATGTCGGCGTTGGGTGGTGTACCGTCGTCACGTTTGATGGTGACGCCGCTTCCCAATTTGTGGTTTTGTTCCTGTGGCACTTCCACCAATCGCCCATCCTCGGTGTGGTGTAACTCCATCCCCTTTTGCCGTGGGCCGCTGAAATTCAAAAATTCGCTCGGTTGGTGTTGCGCCTTCGAAATGGCCTCCAACCTCGTCAGGTCCTCACGGTTTTGTTGGCTCGGTGTCTTTGCAACCTCACCATCGCGGAATTGGTTGGGGTCGGTGGGGACGGGCATTTCGTCGAAGTACTGTTCCGCGTTGTTCATGTGTTCCCAGTACTCACGGGCGGTTTTCGCCTTGGGCGACGGTTCCTCGGTTTCCTCGTTGGCGTAACCGTACGCGGCCAACTCAACGTCCATGTCGTATTCCCACACGTTGTGTTGGTCCACGCTGAATTCGTCGATTCCCAACAATGGCATTTGGTCGAGGGTCTTGACACCGCCATCAAACGTTTCAATGGCCGTGAACCAATCCTCGGACACGCCTGACATTTCGTCCACGTATTCGCGCCCCTCCTTTCCCAAACGCTCACACACGTATTTGTCCCGAGGGGCCAAAATCAAATCGTTGTTCCATGCGGTGAGGCCATGCGTGAACATGCGGGCGAAATGCTTGGTGAACACGGTGTATTCGTTCGCCTCGATGGATTCGCACACACCACGGATGAACCCGTTGGTGACGGGCCTGTACCGTTCCTCTTTGATGGCCTGTTGCCGCTTGGGGTTGTCGGTGGGCAATTGCAACACCTCGTCGGTCACGTAACCCGAGGACGTCACGTTGTTCCAAGTTTGGCGGGTTTTGCCCGTGAGTTTGCGGATGCCCTCCCAACTGAACCCGTGGTCCTGCATGTTCGCCAACAAAGTGATGGCCCACATGCGTCGGATGTGGAATTCCATTTCGGCGCGTTCCTCGTTTGATGGCTTGACCAATTCACCCCGCACCCATACGGATCGGCCAACGGTCAACGCGGCCACGTGTGGGTTGCGCGCGCTTTTAATTGCCTCACGTTTGGCGATGGACTGGGGGACGATGCCTTTGACCGCATCGGCCACGGTGTGGCCCATTTCCTCCATGTCCTCCCGCGCCTCCACCCACGTCCTGTTTTTGTTCGCGTCGTTGTTGCTCATGTCCGTTGATGTGTCAATATGACGCAAATGTACTGACGTTTTTGTCAGTTTCCAAGTAATTCGACGGCAACGGCGCGGGTTTCGCAACCTGACACGGATGGCATGACCTCGGAAAAACCTTCAACGCCTCATCCACAATTGGGCCGTCACCAAGGAAATTTGCGTACATTTACAAGTTCGCTGACATTGGCGCGGCTTTTGTTCATACCAACCCCGAAATCACAAAAATCAAAATTCATGATTCCACCCAACAAATTCCCGCAACTACTCACCACCGACGAGGTCGCGCGACTCCTTCGCGTGTCCCCTGCAACGGTGAGGAACATGATTCGCGACGGGCGAATCACGGCCATCCCCACGAACGGGGGCGGCAAAAGGACCAACTACCGAATCCCCGTCACGGCTTTGGAAACTCTCATGGGCATCGACCAAACCCAAGCACAACGCGAAACGCGGTCATTCACCCCGAAAAACAATTGAACACATGGGGATTTCACAACCTTCGTTCGCCTTCGACGGCGACCAAAACAACTTTGTCGAACAGGTCACCCGAGGCATCACAGGACCGCCCAAAGGCGTGTTCCCTCACATGCCCAACCGCACCCAATGGAACGCAGATTTTCCGCACCTCCACACGATCAAATCGGCCATCGAATTCATCGTCCGCGACTGGAATGAATCGTTGGTTGGGCCTTCCGCCCTTTGTGTGGCGCGTGAACTGGACCTCATGGGATTTGACGTCCCTGACGTTCACCGTACCATCGCGTCGGTCCTCGGCAACCGCCGACACGGGTTTGTCAAGCTGAAAACACGGTACTATCCCGACCTCATGGACTTTGACCAATTCGAGTTCATCAACGGCCCGCGGAAAAAATCATGGGCAACGTACGCGTTGAACCAATCGTGGGCGGACACCATCGACGACAAACACACGCGGTTGGCCAAATGGCTTGAAAACGACTCCGAGTCCGCGCGGCACATGCTCAAAATGGTTGAGGCCAATTTGTTTTACAAGGGGCTGCGGCCCTACTGCGACCGCCGCCGATGAGCGCGGGTTTTTGTTACGGCGAACCGTCCACGGAATCGGTCGTGGGCGCGTTCAACGCCCAATGCACGGCGTACCTCGACGCGGTTTGTGCTGAACTGGACATCAACGTCACCGATGTCATTGGGTACAACAACCACCGCCCCATCGCCGACCTCCGACATGTCCTCATGTACGTCTTCAAACACGAATTCCACATGACGTTCATGGAAATCGCCCAATTCATGAGGCGGAACCATGCGTCCATCATCCACGGGGAAAAGAAAATCGGCGTGTTGCTGAAAACCAATCAAATCAACGTGTTCCTCGGTCAATGCCTCCAAGCGGCGGAACACGTTTACATCGAACAATGGGGGCAAACGCCAAAATCAATTTCATGGCACACGACAAAAAAATTTCCTTGAAAATCAAGGTGGACAAAATCGACAAAGGCCATTTGTACAAAGGGGAAAAGGCCACGTACCTCACCCTCACCGTGGTCCCGACACCGAACAACCAATACGGTGACGACTACATGGTGACCCAGTACAGGGGGCGGGATGCCGAATCCGTCATCCTCGGCAACGGACGCGACCTCAACTTTGGGAACGACGCCGATTCAAGTTCGGCCCCAATGCCCTCGGCAATGGCCGCCGATGTTCAACCCAAAACGGAGGACCTCCCGTTCTGACCACGCCAACGTTGAACCAAAAAAGGCCCGTGGGAATCGCCTGTGGGCCTTTTTTACCTCCAATCGTCAATGATTCCACCACACCCACCGAAAACCACCACCGCCCCCATTTTCAGGCCCGAGGAACGGTCCTTGGAAACGGACGTGTCGCGACGCCAAACGGTCCGCGGCGGCGTTTCCACAGGATTCACAAACCTCGACGAATACATGACCGTCAAACGGGGGTTCCCCCTGTTCGTTGCGGGCGCACCGCACCACGGAAAAACCCAGTTCATCAAACAATTGTTGGTCAACCTTTCCCGACTGCATGGATGGAAACATTGCGTGTACCTCGGCGAGGATGGGTCCATCGAGGACATCGCCATCGAGTTGGTTGAAATTTACACGGGCCAACCCGTCCGCCACCACGACGACAAAGGCCGTGAGGTTGAGGGGTATTTGTCCGACGCGGCGTTCACGGCGGCGTTCCTTTGGGTGAACGAACATTTTTACATCGTATCCCCCGACGACGCCGACGTTGCCAATTTCGACGTGGAAACCTTTTACCGTTGGGTTGACGAATACTCGGTCCGTGAGGGCGTCAAGTTCGACACCACCGTCATTGATCCGTGGAACGATTTGTCGATGGACCTTTCCTCCAAAGGTGGACGCGAGGACCTGTTTTTGTCGGACGCCTTAAAAACGGTTCGTGTGTCGTCCCGCAACAACGACCGAACGGACATCATCATCACCCACATCGCGGCCCCATACGCCAAACACCGAACCGAGGGTGGCCAACGGTACGCCGCCCCCGCGGAACCCTACGAATGGCGAGGTGGTCAAGAGGTTCACCGCCGCGCGTACACCATGCTTTTGGTGTACCGTCCACCCGCCCCCGACACCCTGCGGTTTGGAAAAGTGACGTTCGACACCCACGTGGGCGAAACATGGCTCATGGTCCAAAAATCCAAGCCCCGTGGCGTGGGCAAACTGGGGCGCGCCGTCCTGTACTACGACAAACGGACGAACACGTACTCACAAAACGTTTTGACCGATGCGTGACAAACCCAAGGTCCGCCCCTTCAACCCCGTCGGGAATTGGTCACCGCTTGACCTCATCGTCCTCCGAAACGATTGTCACGCGGGGATGTGTCGCATGGAAAACGCCTTGGACCGCTACGACGAAAAAAACATGGAGGTTGACCCCTCGGTCCGTAAAAACACGGCGGTGTTGATTGACACATTGCGGTCCGCCATGATTGCGTTGGGGGACCTCGAATCGGAACGCAACATCGCGATCCATGACGCGATGACCGAAAAGGCATCCCACGCCCGCACCATTGGCCAACTGGACGAGGCCAACAAAACCGTCCAACAACTCACCATCGAGGGTGAACGCATGCGCGCCGCCATCGAAAAACTCATGTCGAAATGAAACAATTGACCGAAACCGAACGCGCACAATTGCGCCACCTATTCGAGGCCAACGGCCTTTCCCGCGACGACATTTTTGTCCATCGCAATTTCACCATCGTCAAACGCTCGGGCATTGAAAAGGTCCAAGCGGCCCAAAACATCCACGTCGAATTCGAGGTCATCCAATGCGACCGCGACTTTGTGGTGATGAAAGCCCACGGACACCGTGTCGGCGACGAAACGGGACGCAAGGTCGAAACCTTTGGTTCGGCCACCTCGGACAACTGCATGTCCAAACACCTCGTCGAAATGGCTGAAAAACGCGCATTGTCACGGGCGGTGTTGAAGTTGACCAACCTGTACGAACACGGCGTGTTTGGCGAGGACGAGGACGTCCACCGCGATGGGTGATTGGATTGACGACGTATTTGATGAACTGGACGGGCGGGTGGTCGATGAGGCCACCCGTTACCGTTTGGAGGACCTTTGCGAAACGGCCATGATGGAGGACGGCGAGGAACGCGCGTTCATGGACCGCATCCACGCGGATGACTTAACCCGTGAGGGCGTCACGGAGTTGTTCCGACAACTGAACGACCGCCAACCCCGAACCCCCGAGAAGTACGCCCCCAGTCAAACCGAGTTGGCGAGGTGGATTCGGTCGTTTTGTTGAATCACAAATCGAGTTCCGCGGCCTTGGCCCGCAAACGGTCCGACGCCCTTTTGGTGACCTCGGATCGAGTGACGTTCAAATACGTCATGAGGGACGATTCGGATTCGTGGCCCGTCAACGACATCAACTCCCCAAGGGACATGATGTCCATGTTGTACACGTTGGTCGCAAACGTTCGGCGGCCTGTGTGGTTGCTCACCATTTCCCAAAGGTGTTTCCGTTCAACGCCTTTGGACTGGACACGCGTGGATGGGTTTTCGATGACGCGGTCCAACCCCGCCGCCTGACAAACCTGTTTCAGCACGGTGTTCATTTTTTGGATGTTGGGCAACTTGGGCATGTTGCCACCATGACGGTTGACAATTCGTTTGACTGGGTCCAACAACGGGACCGTCACTTTGGAATTGGTTTTGGCTTGGACGAACTCCAACTCGTCGGGACACGTCCCGCCGTTTTCCTTGTAACGGATGGCGATGAGGTCGCGGAATTGTTGGAGGTCCGAAACACGGGCCGCGGTCCAACAGGAAATCACAAACCAATCGCGCACCGTTTCCCATGAGGTTCGTTCCACGCCATTGTTGTGGACCTTTTTGGGGATTTCAAACGTTTCCAATTGCTTGACCTCATCCAATGTGAGGTGGGGTTTGGTGACCTTGATTTCGCGCGGTTTGAACGCGTCGGATTCCCATTTTCGGTTGTCATGGACCTCACGTTGAAACGCGTTTTTCATCCACGTTTTCAGGACGGCCAAATCTTTGGCGATGGTGTTGATTCCAACGCCTTTGATTCCCGCGGCTTTGTCACCCTCCGAACGGAATTTGGTGTATTTGCCCACGAACACATCGTTGAGTTCATCGAAACGGATGGGCCGACCCCACACCCGTTTTGAGAAACGGTCCAACACCTTTTGGACGGTGCGGTACTTCTGAACGGTGCGGGGATCAATGGCGAACCCCTTTTGGTTCATGCGCTCACCCCGTTCGGTTTCTTTGATGAACTCATCGACCCATTGGTTGAAGGTCAACACCTTTTCGGCGACCCCCTGTTTGCCGTCCCTCATGCGCTTGACCCCTTCGCGCATCGCCTCGACACTCAATTCCACCCCGTCGTTGACCACCAATTGGTTGTGGAGGTTGATGATGGCTTGGACGGAATTGTCCAATTCGCTTTGGAGGGCGATGAGGTTTTTGGATGTCCCCGTTTTGATGCGTTGGTTGGCTTTGTCCCACGCCTTTGTCGGCACGGTGACACCCGTTCCCGTTTTCAATCGGCGTCCATTGATGAACGCGATGAGTTGGACCACCGTTTCGTCGGTGTTCGGACGGGCCAATGTGAGGTTGAATTTCAT